CTATATTATTCAAAATTCTTTTACTAACGGCCACAAAAAACTCATATGGGCTAGAACCGTATCGGGCACAGGTACTGTTGGACTTCTTTCCCATAACTCAGCCAGTGGATCTACTTACTCATTAACTGAAGAGTGGCAATTATTTTCTAGAGATTTTGACACAACGGAAACTGGTGGTGTTTCTTTTTATGCTGTTGATTTTAGGGTGGGCGATTTAACTGAAATTTTAGTATACGCCCCACACATTTACCGCTCAGACCTTGGCGGCATGGTAAACAACCCTGACCGTGGAGACTCATACGTTCCTACAACATCCTCAGCAGTCTACCTACCCCGCCGTGGACACCATGTCTACAATGGCTATGAGTGGGTTAATCAGGGTGTGTTGCATGAGAGTGAGGCTAGGGCTAACCTGTTGACTTATAGCGAGGACTTTAGTAACGCGGCTTGGACTAAAAATAATGCTTCTGTTACTAAAAAGACAGGCATAATTGGTCCAGATGGAAGCGAAAACGTCTACCACTTTCAAGAAGACACTGCTAACGCTCAGCATCAATTACAAACAAACCTAACGGCGGGGACTCAAGTATTCTCTGTGTTTGCTAAAGGCGATGGCAGTGGAAGATATTTAAAGTTATATGGGTATGGCTTAGGCAGTGCTTCAGAAGCCCCTGTTTTTGATGTTGACAACGGAATTGTTTATGAGCCACCAACACAAACGCATTTCTTGTCTGCATCCATACAAGACGTTGGCAACGGGTGGTACAGGTGTTCATTAAGAGCAGATACCGATGGTGGCTCAGGCTCACCTGCTTTTGCGCTTGTCGATGCTACAGACTCTCACGGAATTGAAAACCACACAGGAGACGGCACATCAGGCGTTTATCTTTACGGCGCACAACTAGAAGCCGCCTCAACCCCATCCTCCTACATACCCACCTCTGGCTCTAGCGTCACACGTCCCGCTGAGACATTCACAATCCCATCGGCAAAACTCCCATGGCCATCACCGCAGTACATTAGTGATGAGCAATCCCCATCATTTTCTACTTGGACTAATGTGCTGACTGGAACTTGGTCGTCTGGTGGTGGTGCGGCATATACATTCACTGACACGGTCGGCGGGCAAACGCGTCCCGGTGTCTTTTGGAACCAAGCTATCTTGACGGCAGGAAAGGTATATCAGGCAGTCATTGACGTGGCCTTGATTACTGGCGCTACGCAGCTTCGTATTGACAATATTGGGTCGTCAGATGTTCTTGTTGGGGCTGGCCAAACTTCTTTTGTATTTGTTGCTGGTGCGCTTGCGGCTTCTAGTGGTCCGCGCATTAGGATCGAAGACACCAGCACGACGCTAAATGATGGGTTTACAATCAATTCGTTCTCCGTCCGCGAGATAAACCCACTCTCAGTGTCTATACAGATGCGGGGGTTGATGACTTATGCGGATACTGGGGTGTCTAATGAGGTAGGGCACTATAAGTGGCTAGATACGTCTACCTATAGAATAGTTACAGAAATGTCCACCGCCAGTACACATACAGGGCGATTAGCGTTTATCCAGACAGAAAATGGCATAGGAGATGTTGCGGTAGAAGCAGGAACAGGCTCTTTCAATCCAGACATCAACGTCCCATTCAACATCGCCTCACGCCACGGCTCTACGTTTATCAATGGCGCAGTAGATGGCACAGCCTTAACAGCCGACACAACACCTACGGCTCTCCCAGACCTCTCTAGCACTGACCTTGATCTAGCCTACGACTACATGGGCACTATCAAGACCTTCCGCATCTGGGACAAAGACTTAGGCGACACGGGTATAGTAGCAGCAACAGCGCCATCGCTTGAGCCATCATTGAGCTTGAGCTTTGACAGCACAGAATCATCATTCGTTGATAAAGGGTGGAGCGAGTAAATGGCTAAACAATACAACAACTACTCTTCACTCATAACGTTCACTAGAGCATCTAGAGGCACGGCTTTGAGGCCGATAAGCTATGGTGATGAGTTGGTGGTTAATGGGACTTTTGATAGCTCAGATTTGTCTGAGTGGAGTTCCTATAGAGGCGGCGACTTGAGTGTGGAAAGCGGCGTTCTCGTAGTAGAAGGCACTGGGTCAACTTTTGCGGGGGTTACTTACGATGTTTCTACTGTAGTAAACAAGGTTTATGTGATCTCTCTTGATATTGCTTCTTATGGTGTAGGAACTGGCAACCCTAGATTAGAGTCTCCCGTAACAAGTTCTTACGTAACAAGCACCTCCTTTACTTCGTTTAACTTTGTTTTTGTTGCATCAAGCGCAACGACAACTGTTCGCGTAGCAAGCGGAAGTGCTGGTGGCGGTACATCAAAATTTAAAGTAGACAACATCTCCGTCCGCGAAGTCCTATTTGATCAGCCAGACGGCACACTGACACTTTTCAACCATCCCACTAACGTACCGCGAATTGAGTATGATTCGGATGGTAATAGGTTGGGGCTGTTGGTTGAAGAATCTCGGTCGAATTTAGTTACGTATAGTGAAGATTTTACTAATGCGGCATGGATTGAGGATGGGGCAACAGTAACTGCCTCCACTACAACAGCACCTGATGGCCTTGCAAGCTCTTATGAGCTTGTTGAAAACTCTAGCTCCGCAACTCAACACAGAATAGTTGATAGCATACCGATTTCTTCTGGTGTTACATATACTGCGTCTGTTTATGTCAAAAGAGGCACAGGCTCCCGCCAGCTCGGTATTATAAATGTTCTTGGGGGTTCAAGAGTTTATTTCAATTTGGACACCAACACTGTTGATACGGAAACGCTTGGATCTGGAAAAATAGAGAGCGTTGGTAACGGCTGGTATCGTTGTTCTGCTACTGGAGTTTCAACTTCTACAAGTACGGCGTTTTACATTGCTCTTTGTGATGGAATTACAGCAGGTTCTGAGACTTATGATGGAGATGGTTCTAGTTCAATCTTAATCTACGGCGCACAGTTCGAAGCCGGATCGTTTCCGACATCGTACATCCCCAGCAATTCCGGCAGTACGACAACACGCTCAGCAGATGTAGCAAGCATAGGTGTGAGTGAGTTTGGTTATAATCAGAAGGCTGGGACGTTGTTTGTTGAATTTGACATGAAGTACACGGAGTCTGGAAGCGGTTTTCCACGTGTTGTTGAAATAGCTACCGAAAGCAATAATGCAGATAGAATTAAGGTACAACTTACAGAAAGTACAGGGGCTTTAAATGCACAAGCGTTTGTAAATTTCAGTGTTCAAGGCGGTATTAACTTAGGAAACCGTACAGGAGGCTCTTTAGATTCCACAAAAGTTGCGTTTGCATTTAGAGAGGATGATTTCGCAGCGTCTGATAATGGAAACACTGCGGTGACGGATACATCAGGAACGTTTGCCCCATCAGTTGGACGGGATACCTTGGCAATAGGCAAGCAAACTAATAGTAGTAATAATTTCGTAAACGGCCACATCAAATCCATCAAATACTATCCGCGCAGATTAACGAATTCCCAGTTAGTTGAGATTACATCATGACAGACATTATCGAAGACATAATTGAAGCACCAAAGACCGACTTCTTCATCAAACTGCCTTCAGAAGCCGACCTGCCTACAGCGTTTGCGGCATTCTACAAGCAGGACTATGTAACCGTAGTGGACGAAGAGACGGGCGAGTCTACGCAGACACCAGAAGGCGAACCGTATCTAGTTAAACACACTCACGATTACGCCATTGATCTGGTCGGTTTAATCTACGAGCCTACGGGGAATATGCTGACGGACGATGAAGGCAACGAGTACCCTGAGCAAGCACCGATCGACGGGTGGCATGTGAATGTAAGGCTGGTAGGTGATGCGCGTAGGGAAGACGTTGAAGCGATTGATGCGGTTTATGGTTTGATTCCTAACTCGCCGAGCCGGGTGTTCTTATAGGAGAAATCATGAGAAGTTATTATTCTAAAGGTGGTCGAGTAGAGAAGTCGAAGATGGCTTGCAACAAGCCTAAGCGCACACCGTCTCACCCTAAGAAATCTCATGTAGTAAAGGCATGTGAGGGTGGGAAAGAGAAGGTAATACGTTTTGGTGAGCAAGGTGCCAAGACAGCTGGTAAGCCAAAAGCTGGCGAGTCAGACAAGATGAAAAAGAAACGCGCATCGTTCAAAGCTAGACATGCCAAGAACATTAAGAAGGGCAAAATGAGTGCGGCCTATTGGGCTGACAAGGCGAAGTGGTAATGGCGCAAACAAGATTTAGTGGCCCAGTAAAATCTGACAACGGGTTTGAGTTTGATACCGCATCTCAAGGAACAGAAGTTGAAGGGCGGATGGTTTGGGATTCCGCTGATAGAACAATAGATGTTGGTCTTGGTAATGGTGTATCACTTCAGGTTGGGCAAGAATTTTTTTTTATTGCTAGAAACAACACAAACAACACTATCACCAACGGGACTGCGGTTCAGTTTTCTGGGGCAATAGGTAACTCGGGCAGGATAACCATTGAGCCAGCTCTAGCCGCTGACACCACGCCAGTAGAATACTTTGTTGGCGTAGCAACTGAAGATATTGCAAAGAACGAGGATGGGCTAATAACCTACCTTGGTAAAGTTAGAGGGGTAGACACAAGAGGCGGTGCCGAGAACTGGCAAGATGGTGATCTCTTATACCTTAGTGGAAGCACGGCAGGAGCATTAACCAATGTAGCTCCAGATACACCAACACCCGACATATTAGTAGCTGCTGTGGTTAATGCTGCACCAAACGGTATTCTTTTAGTGAGACCAAATATGCCGCCATCGCTAAATAGAATTACAGACGTGTTAATAACAAACCCACAGGATGGAGATGTATTAACATACAATGCAGCGGGTGGCTATTGGGTTAATCAGCAGCCAGTATAGGATTAAGGTATGCCAAAAAAAGGTTTATACGCAAACATTCATGCAAAGCGTAAAAGAATAAAAGAAGGTAGCGGAGAGAAAATGCGTAAGCCCGGCGCAAAAGGTGCCCCTACAGAAAAAGCATTTAAGAGATCTGCAAAAACGGCGAAGAAAAAATGATCAGTCGTTCACAAACAGGTAAGGAAGTTAGCAAGGCACCCGGGTCAAAGAAGGCCAAGGTTGCTAAGGTTATGAAAGAGTTTAAGCAGGGTAAGCTGAAGTCTGGCGGGTCTGATAAGAAAGTCAAATCACGCAAGAAGGCTGTTGCTATTGCTCTGTCAGAGGCAGGAATGTCCAAGCCAAAAAGGAGAAGTGGTCGTGGGAAAAAATGAAAAAAAAGCGTTAAGTTTTATTAGCCCGCTTTATGCCGCCACCCAAGGCACCGCACCGGGTCTGCTTGGCCTTGGTGTGTCTGCCCTGAAGAGCTACAAGGATCGCAAAGACGAAGAGGATGAGATGTCTGGTAAGAGCCAGCTGGACAAAGCATCGGGTGAGGCCGTTCAAATGAGAAAAGGCGGCAGGGTAAAATCTGTTGACGGATGCGCCACTCGCGGCAAAACTCGTGGAAGAATGTGCTAATGGCTACCAGCGGAACGTATGCATTCAATCTAGACTTGTCGGACGCTATAGAAGAAGCGTTTGAACGAGCTGGGCTTGAGCTTCGCAGCGGATATGACTACCGCACTGCACGAAGAAGTATTGACCTCTTAATGCTTGAGTGGCAGAACAGAGGGTTAAACCTCTGGACTGTCAAAGAGGGAAGTCAAGTTCTGACCGCTGGCACTGGAAGTTATGATCTCGATCCGCAGGTATTCGATATCGTTGATGCGTACTTGAGAACCGATGCTGGCGATACTCAAAGTCAGTTCGACCAGAGTATGAGCAGAATATCGGTAAGCCAGTACGCGCACTTATCTAATAAGCTGACTCAAGCAAAACCTCTCGAGTTTTATGTTGAGCGTAAGCCTACAGGAATCACAGTAAAGTTGTGGCCCGTGCCCGACAGCCAAGAAACCTACACATTTGGGTACTACTATATGGAACGTGTAGAGGATGCTGGCAAGCCTGCGTCAAACAACATGGATGTTCCCGCTCGATTCCTGCCATGCTTGGTTGCTGGCCTTGCTTACAAGTTGGCCGTAAAATATCCAGAGGCAGCACCTCGCGCTCAGTTGCTCAAGGCTGATTACGATGAGCAGTGGGAGTTAGCATCAGATGCGGCAAGAGAAAAAGCGTCACTGTATGTAGTTCCCGGAGGGTATACGTTTTGAGTTATGCTGAAGGGAAGTACGCATTTGGATACTGCGACAGAACCGGGTTTAGATACCCAAAGAAAGATTTGGTTCCGCAAATTGTCAACCAAAGAAAGACTGGATTACTGGTTGGCCGAGATGTTGTTGATCCAGATCAGCCTCAGTTGCAGCTTGGTCGCGTAAGAACAGACGACCCACAAGCACTGAGAAACCCAAGGCCGGATCAGTCTCTTGAGGAAAGCAGGAGACAGTTTGCTTGGAATCCTGTGGGCGGCGGCGTAACTGAGCTTGGCAGTAGGACTGTTGCGTTAGATATTTCTGCACAGGTTGGCAGAGTTACCGTGGAGACAGCATAATGGCGTTTACATACACTACGCTTAAAGCAACAATTCAAGATTATGTGCAGTCTACCGAGACCGATTTTGTAGCCAACATAGATACGATAATCAAGCAAGCTGAGAACAGAATAGTAAAATCTGTTCAGCTTCCTGATTTCAGGATCAACAAAGTTGGTAACTTAACGTCTGGTAACCAGTACCTAGCAATGCCACCGGATTTTCTTGCGCCATACTCGTTAGCGGTGGACGATTCAGGATATGAGTATCTAATATTTAAAGATGTAAACTTTGTAAGAGAGGCATACCCATCTTCGTCAACAACTGGAACACCAAAGTATTACGCAATATTT